TCAGTCGTCATCAGTTTCTTCGGTCTCCGCCAGCTCTTCCCAGTCCTCGAGCTCACCGCATCTGCGGAGATATTCGTGTCCTCCGTCAACGGCACATGCGCCGCATGAGCAGAATTTGAAATCATGTACGGATTTGCTCTCGATAACCTCGCCGCATTTTTTGCATCTTATTGCATTTCTGATTATCTTCATATAATATACCCCCTGTTATAATACATTTTCAACATTATTATACATCGCAGAAAATTTGAAGGCAAGGTTTTGTTTTGTCACATTGGTGAGAAAAAGTCAGCAGAAATATAATTTACGCCGCAGCGGTTATCTGCGCTTTTGCTTTTGTCGTTTTACTCAAGTGTTAGAAGGAGTGTTAGAAAATATGTGTTTTCTAATCGTACACAAAAGCAAAAAAGCCCCGAAACTGTTGAGTTTCAAGGCTTTTTGTTTGGTGGAGATAAGCGGGATCGAACCGCTGACCTCTTGAATGCCATGCAATGGTTTCTTTAAAAAAACGGCTATATTTCAAGGAGTTTTAAATAGTTTGTTCACAAATTGTTCCCAACCGTCAGCAAATCAGGCGCAACAAAAGTTGTTATATTTTTAAAAAAAATCGCACTTTAAGTTGTAACAAAACATTCATCGTGCTATAATGCAACTAAAGAACCTCCGGGTTCCTGTATCCTATTTCTTGTGGCTCTCGGTCAGACCGGGAGCTGCGTACTTTATAAAGCAGAAAACCGGGCAGAGGAAAATCCCCTGCCCGGTCGTTTTTTAGTCGCAAGTTGTAAGCAAGTTGGTTTCAGAACACGCGCAAAACGCACGCCAAATGCACGCCGAACGCACGCCGAACGCACGCGAGTTAAATCATGCCGAGAAGCTTGAGCACCGCCACGATGATACCCGCGCGGTAAAGCCCGAGCATGTTCATGAGGTTGAAAAGAATTGCTGTTATCATATGTCATGCCTCCTCATTCTCATATATTATGTCGAGCCCATAAGCTACGGCTGCTTCGTGCTCTATCTTGCAGCCGCGCGCATTTTCCCAACCTTCGCAAAAAAATGCTGCATGACAAAGCGACATATTTTCAAGAGATTTTGCCAAAAAGCAAAGCGGTATATTTTCTACTCCGCGCTGCTTCATTTGAGCATCACTATACCACTCGTCAGTAAACAAGGTGTTTACGACTTCATAGCCTTTAGCCTTAAGTGCCCTTATGGCATGCTCTCTCGTCGCCTTTATTTCCGCTTCGGTTTTTCCGCGCATTGGCTGTGACAACATTGCTTTTTTCATTTTGTAACCTCCTCAAGGCTCGCCACCGCTACCCAGCTCGATATATCGCCGAGCAGGGCTTCTTTGACGCCTTTGTTTGTCTGTATCCTGCTTACCTTGTGCTTTGTCGGTGCAAGCTGAGCGGACGGGACCGCTTTTCCGCGCGCTGAGGTACAGCCGCCGTAAACAGCGCCTTTCTTGATGGTCACTGTGCTACCGACTGCAACACCTTTCTTTGCCGTCGATACTACTGTTATATCTTTGGTATGCACCCAGCTGCTGATCTCCTTGAGCAGAGCTTTACCGTCCTGCACCTTGCTTACGGTGTATTTGCGCAGCTTCACCCAAGTAGGTACGCGCTGTCCCGTGGCATAGTTCGTCCCGGTTATCTTTACCTTATCTCCGACCTTTATGCCGCCGCCCGGTTTCGAGGTCGATTCTGACGGCTTCTGTGCCGCTGTAGTGCTGTTGTAACTTATCCAAGGACATTTGCCCCAATGTACCCAGGGACGGCTCTTAAGCGCGGTTCTGACGACGCCACCGCCGCATGAGACGGTACACTCGATAACATAGCCATTGCCCTCATACACACCCACATGACCATCCATGAAAACGAGGACGCCGGGGATCTCTGGCATCTTATTTATGTTGCCGTGTTCGGTACATTTTGAGAGCATGCCGTTTGCCGACACATCCTGCGCGGCGTTATATTTCGGCGCGGCTGTAGCGCTGTCGCTCCACAGGTAGCCTTTTATCAAACCGACACAGTCATGCACGCGCTTGCCGATATCTTTCTTGCACGCCGCATATCTGGCGCTTGTATAAAAAGACGGATACTGCTTGCGCTTCGAGTCAAGCAGCGTCTGTGTGCCGACCTGCCCAAAGGTGCCATACCAATACGGATTGCCGATGTTCGCTTTTGCGTATGCCACGAGCCCTGTATTAGTCTTTGCCATTTTCAGCACCCTCCTTTTTCTTAAGCTGCTTATTGATTTCCGCAACCGCCGCTTCGATAAGCATGTCCATCTCGATATCAGATATTGATATGCCTTTCTCATTGAGCATTTCAACGATGTTTTCCTTGACCTTCGCAAGCTTTTCTTCGCCGTGTAAATCTTTATACAGCTGCTCCGCTGCGTTGACACAAGTTTTCACGACCGACTCTTTAGTTTTGTCGGCGGAAAGCTTCGAAAGAATCTGCTTTATCGCGATTCCGATGAAGCCGAGCACCGCCGTTAAAACGGTGTAGATCAATGTCATACCGTACTCCGACCAAAATTCTGCAAACATAAATGTAACCTCCTTATTTTTCGCTCATACGGCTCTCCAAGCCGTCTATCCGATGGTGTGCTTGTTTCGCGGACGATTCAACAGAACTCAGTCTTTCAACGACTTCCCTTATGCTGTCATCCTGCTTTTCCTGCTTTCGTTTGATGTCATCGACGCCGCTTTTTATGTACCCCAGCTCCGTCAAAACAACACCGTCTTTCTTGCCTTCGTCGCGGTTGTCGCCTTTGTTGTTCCGCTTATAGGCTTGATACCCAAAGATAATGGCGCAAACCGTCCCGCATGCACCTATTGCGGCTAAAAAAACTTCCCACACACTCATCCCGTCACCTCCTCGAAGTAAATGCCCACAAGCTGCGACGGCAGATAGTGCATGACCGTGCCCTCGCCGCCGCTGTCGTC